GTAACTATCCCTGCCGAGACGGTTCTCAAGATCGAGCGCGTCTACATCCGAGGCACTTTCCGTGACTACGACAGCGTCACCTTCCGGATTCACCAGTGCCCCGCGCGCCGCGAGCTGACCAGTCGGAAGTTCGGCGGCACCGGCCCGGTGACCGTGCGCTTCTTCGCGAAGCTCGCGGACGTCAACAACATTGAAGCGGAGATTTTCGATGGATTGGCATAAGGCAACCAAGCATATGGTCCGCAGCATTCTTGCGGACCCTCTTCGTCGGCAGTGGACCCTGCAGGGCTTCGGCATGCTGCGGACCTATCTCGATCTCGACCACGTTTACCGGCTCCACATCTGGAGCAAGGACCACGCCGTGCCGAATGTCAGCGAGCTGCACACCCACCCGTGGGCCTTTCAGTCGCTGATCGTCGGCGGCGAGGTTTGCAATGAGCGCTACGAGGAAGGTGACGGTCGCCGCTATCATCGCCAGCTGATCAAGTGTGGCGTCGGCGGGTGCTTGGTCGGCGAGCCTGACTTGGTCGAGCTGGTCGGCAAGCCCAGTGAGCTGTACGTCGAAGGCGACGTCTACTCCCAGCGCCCCGAGGAGATCCATCGGTCGGTGCCGGCCGACGGCACGGTGACGCTGCTGGAGCGCCAGTTCGGCGCCGACGTCGATCACGCTCACGTCTACTTCCCCGAAGGAACCAGCTGGGTGTCGGCTGAGCCGCGCGATGCGACCGACAAGGAAGTGCTGGACATCTGCGGTCTGGCGCTGGGGAAGTGGTTCCCGTAAGGTCGGGCGATGAAGGACATTCCAACGCTGCGGCCCAAGCAGATCGAGCAGCTGGCCGCGTACATCGGCAACCCGAAATTCCTGGACCTGTCGGAACCTGCGACGGGCAAGACGCCTCCGTGCTGCGTCTATGCCTTCTACGTGTGGGATCGGCTGGGCAAGAAGACGTGGTGGACGATGCCCAAGTCCCTCCTCAAGAAGAACTTGCGGGAGATGGTGCGCTTCACCGAGTTCACCGAGGACGACGTCGTGATCCTCAAGTCGGACTTCCTGCCCATGACGCAGTCATGGGCAGGGCCGATCATGGAGCGCGTGAAGAAGGTACCGACGTGGAAGTGCCGAGTCGTCTCGACCGGCGAGGAGACCGACACTTACACGCTGCGGCAGCGCGCCGGCGCGCCGGTGACCTTCTGGTATCGCAACGGTGACGAGTTCGCCTTTCTCAACGTCGGCAAGAAGCCGGTGAAGGAGCAGCCGGTTGGTCTAGAGGTGATCCCTCTCAAGATCGGCCCCGATGGGCAGCCAATCAAGGAGACCCTGGAGATCAAGGAGGTCGTGCGCGACATGATCGCCGCGGCCGCGCGGGCCAAGGTGTTCATCAGCACGTTCAAGTTCGGTGCGAAGCACTGGAAACGCATGCTGGAGGCTCACCCCGACATAGACCTCCTGCTCGTGGACGAGCTTCATATGCCCGGCGGCTACAGCACGCCGGGAAGCGAGTCGACGCAGAGTTTCTACTGGATCAATAGGCATGTGTCCCGCTTCGTTGGGATGACAGGGACGCTTATCAACGGCCGGCTGGACAGCGCGTTCCCCGCGATCCATGTGATCGAGCCACGCTACTATGGCTCGCTGCAGGGCTTCATGTACGAGCATGCCGCAGTCGTCGACGACTACGATCGCGTGGTCCTGTGGAAGGGAGAGGACAAGCTCCGGCAGATCATTGAGCGCCACTCGATCCGGCGCACATTCGAGGAGGTCTACGGCGAGGAGGACGTCGTCTTCTTCACCAAGTTCGTGGACGTCCACGAAGATCTGCGGCCGCACTATGACGCCTTCCACGAGCAGGCGATGCTGGAGCTGGAGAACGGCGACATCATCGACGGCACACTGCCGGGAGTGGCGCTTATCCGCGCGCGGCAGATTCTCGGACACCCCGAAACCATGGGGCTTGCTCCCGAGCCGTGGACGGAGAAGGACGAGCGGCTCAAGATCTACCTCGCCGAGGGCGTGAAGACGCTGATCTTCGCGGCCCTGCAGCCGGAGCAGGAGCGCATCCTGCGCATGTGTCGTGAGCTGGGCCTGCGCGCCGAGCTGATCAACGGAAACGTGAGCGACAGCGCGCGCAACCGGATCAATGACCTGGCCGAGGCCGGTAAGTTGGACGTGATCGTTGCGTCCGGCCCGACGGTTGCGGTGGGCTATAACTGGGAGTGCTTCGATCACGTCATCTTCGCGTCGATAGATTATCTGGACGTCAACATCTTGCAGGCGTATCGTCGTGCGGACAGAGGCACCCGAACCAAGACCCTCCGGGTGACCTTCCTGCAATATCGCGACACCGTGGAGCAGCGTATCTACGGGATCGTGAGGGCGAAGAGCCAGCTCGCCAACCGTGTCGACCCGACCCGGCGTGTGCTGGAGTTTACGGAGGAGTGAAATGGAAGACATCCTTGGTTACCTGATCCTCGCCCTGCTCGTGCTGGGCGGGGCCTATGTCCTCATCAGGCGCCTGCGCGCCCGGGAAGACGACATCCCCCAGCCGCGGCCGCGCCCGGCTCCGACCTACGAAGCGCCGAGCAAGCGCTACTCGGCAATCTCGCCGACCAAGCCTTTGCCCCCGCGTTCCTCGCCGCATCGGCGCCCCGCGCGCACCGCGCGTCGTGACGACAGCGATGACATCGCCGTGTTCACCGGCGTCTCAGCGGCATCGGGCGGCAGCTATGACTATGACAACCACGACCGCGGCGATCGCATCGACTTCTCGGGCGGTGGCGGCAGCTTCGGCGGCGGTGGATCCAGCGGCAGCTGGAGCGACGACAGCTGCAGCTCGTCCTCGTCCTCGTCCTCGTCGGACAGCGGCGGAAGCTGCGGTGGTGGAGGAGACTGATCATGAACCCAGGTTATCTCTATGACAGCCGCGGCGGGGTCGACGTCATGGACGCCGACCGCCCTGCGGACCTGACCATCGGCGACGCGATCTCGATCGCGATCGGCCAAATCTTCGTCGACTTCATCTCGTTCGGCTTCCCCCGCCCCGAGCCGGTGCTGCCGCTCGGGTCGTACCGCGGCGACGCCATTCTTTACCGCTGAGGGTTGCCGGGTAGAGTTCTATAGGAGTGAGAATTCCTAACTTTACCCGGTAATCTATCAAAAACCAAATGATATAAGGATTCGTATGTTCACTGTCGTTGTCGACATGCCCGAAGGTCCGCGCCAGATGCCTGCCCATATCATTGCCCGCAACAAGCTGGGCGAGCTTCCGGCTACGCTGCGCATCCCCAAACCAATCCATGGCAAGACCTTGACCCGGACCGAGACCGGCTGGCGCGCTGCGTGAAGCATCCGCGTACCTGTTGCCCATTCTGTCCGCACTGCGCGGCCATGATCGAGGAGGACATCATGTTGAAGAGAACTGAGGACGTTCGTGCTGCGCTGCAGGAAGCGCGCCGGCTCTGGCCGGTCGGCACCCTGCTCGCCCACAAGAAGGGCGGCACCTACATCGTCGTCGGCCATGGCTTCGACACCGAGCGTCAGGAGGTGAACATTTCCTACGAGCGCCGCGCCGGCCCCGGCTTCGCGCCGATCTATGAGGAGGGCCTGACATTCCATCGGCCGATCTCCCTCTTCGTCGAGGAACGCTTTCGCGAGATCCGGTAACAACTACCGGGTAACATGCACATAAGGCTTTGTCTCGGGGCGCCTTACGTGTATGAAGACCGCTCGGCCTCGGCCGAGTTTTGAACCTGAACCCCGAAGGGAACATATTGTGGCCAATAACTCTGCTCTCGATACCGTCATGAACCAGGCTGCCGATGCGGCCGCGTCCTTCACCCCGCCGGCGGTTGCCGGCAACGCGCCTGCCCCCGCCCTCAACGGCGGCGCCGCCCCCACCCTCGCGAAGCCGTCCATGGCTGCCTTCGCCGAGCAGGGCGGCATTCAGGTCGACCTCTTCCTCCGCATGGACCAGGCTGGCTTCCAGCTCGGCGATGAGATGAAGAAGTATTTCGAGGAGATGACCGTCTCACTCGACATGCGCAAGGTCGTCCCGATTTACAGCGCGCGCGGCGAGGCCGGCGGCAACACGAAGTTCCTCAAGAGCTACGACGGCGTCACCACGCCGCAGGGCCAGAACTTCCAGCAGGCGGTCGCGCATCTCGAAGCGACCACCAAGTGCACCGGCGTCTATTCGACGGCCGAGATCCCCGTCACCCTGCTCGAAGACGTCACGTCGACCGACAAGGTGGTCATCCCCGCCGGCACGACCGTCGGCATCACGCCGAGCCTCACCGGGTTCGGCGAGTTCCAGCGTTTCTTCTCCGAGATGCAGGAGCGCGGCCTGGAGCAGAACAAGCTCAAGGTCAAGGTCGTCCACAAGATGCGGACGAACAAGAACAACAACAAGTGGGGCGTCGCCACCTTCGAGTTCCTCGAAGACCTGTCGCCGTCCGAGGAATAAACGCGGCCGCTTGCCCGGCAACGTGGAGGGGCGGCGCGCAAGTGCCGCCCCTTTTCTTTCAGGAGGCCCTGTGATCCACCTCTACGACGGCAACAACGTCATGCGCCGCAGCATGGAGAAGCACGGGCTTCTCCCGGGGCAGCGACCGATGTCCCTGCGCATGCGCTATGAGCAGTGCGTGGCGCAGCCCAAGGGCAGCCAGATCTGGTGCTGGGACGGTCTCCAGCACAATGAGCGGCGCCGCGAGATTTACCCGCTCTACAAGATGAACCGGACGCCGGCCGCGGAGGACATCTACTCGCAGATCCGGCTCTGGCGCGACGTTCTCAAGCACTCGCACGCCACGCAGATCGAGGTCTACGGCTGGGAGGCCGATGACGTGATCGCGACCATGGCGCGCCGCTTCGTCGCCAAGGGCATCCCCGTCACGATCCACACCAATGACATGGACTATGCCCAGCTGCTAGACTGCGGCGGCATCACGCTCGACGGCGTGAACACCAAGGGCGTCCCGCCGCGGTGGATCGCTCTCTACAAGGCGATGGTCGGTGACCAGTCGGATAACATCAAGGGCATCCCGGGTTTCGGCCCGACGCGGTGGCTGGAGATGGAGGACCACTGGCCGCAGATCGAGCGTGCCATTCAGATCGGCGACCCCTCGGGGTTCGTCGGCCTTCCCTTCAAGCCGGCCGTGCTTGCATGGCTGCAGGATCGCGA